CATTGTCAAAACGCCTGGTTATGAACCTGATCTGCATTATCACCGGGCCACGCTTGAATTTCAGGTGACCGTTTAAGTTCATTCACCATCACAGACCGCTCCGGCGGTCTTTTTTTTATCTGGAGAAATCATGACCAGTAAGTATGAAGTTACAAAGGGGATGACCTTTGCCGTCTCCGACACACCCGTAACCGCCGAGGATTTTAATGCCTCAGGTTTCCCGGGGGCTGGTGTTACCTGGCTGGAAGCGGCCTGTGCAACAAAGGAGATCACCTTCACTGGCGGTCAAAAAGGGGATATTGACGTAACCACGCTTTGCTCAACTGAACAGGAGCAAACGAACGGCCTCGCCGCACCTGCTGAAATGAGCATTACCCGTAACTGGGTTGGCGATGAAGCAGCACAGGAGGCACTCCAGACCGCTTACGAAAATGACGAACTGCGCGCGCTGCGCGTGGTATTCCCGTCTGGTAATGGTTTCTACGTGCTTGTGGAGGTTCGTCAGAGCTCATGGTCTGCTGCAACCTCATCCGTTGTTGGCGCGACTTATTCTCTGCGTGTACGCGGCAAACCTAAACGCATTTACGCGTCTGGTTCCTGAGCGGCTTCGGCCGCTTTTTTTATCCCTTCGACCATGTAACAAGAGAAAAATGAAATGGCGCAAAAAACATCACAGAATTCACTACGCGACGTGGCGCTTACTGCATCAAAAGCCTATCGCACAAAAGACGGTATTACGGTCCCTGAGTGGGATGGCGCAAAGGTAACGCTGCGCGAACCGTCCGGCGATGCCTGGGTGAAATTCCGGGAAATCGTAAATCCTCAGCTCGCCGAAGGCGAAGAGGCCCCGACGCTGACGGAGGCGGAGAAGTTCCTGCGTAACAAAGAGGCGGATGTGGTTCTGTTTATTGACGTACTGCTGGATGAAAACTGCGAGCGCGTATTCAGTGACGAGGATCAGGAGCTGGTATCCAAAATTTATGGTCCTGTGCATGCGCGCCTGCTGGCTCAGGCTCTTGGCCTCGGAATGAGTCAGGAAGAAGCGGGAAAGCCGTAAAGCAGCCGCTGACCTTCTTCCTGATGTCACTGGCGCTTCGGATGGGGCGCACTCTGCACGAGCTGCGCCAGACCATAACCGCCAGCGAGCTCAAAATGTGGATCGAGTTTGACCGCATAAGTCCTGTTGGGGACTGGCGTTCCGATGCACAGGCGGCGCAGATCTCCGTTGCAATGCTGAACTCTCAGGGCGGGAAATTCACCATACCTGACGTGATGCTGAAATGGGGTGAGCAGGAAGAAGGCTCTGAAGTCTCTGAACTTGAAGAATGGATGTCCAGTCTTTGACGCCCGCGGCTGCGGGCTTTTTTATGGGTGAAATATGGCAACGCTGCGCGAGCTAATCATCAAAATTTCTGCGAACTCGTCTTCTTTTCAGTCTGAGATCGCCAGAGCGTCCCGTATGGGGACGGATTACTACCGCACTATGGAACAGGGCGGGAAAAAAGCAGCAGCGGCCACGCGTGAAACTCAGCGGTCTTTGGCTGAACTGAATTCTCAGCTTGCTAGCGTGCGCTCTTCTGCGACTGAGCTTGCCGGGGCATGGGCTGGGGCATTTGCCACGCATCAGCTCATCGCGTTTGCTGATACCTGGAACCAGTTGAATGGGCGTCTGCGCCTGGCTGCCTCCTCAAGCGAGGATTACGTGGAATCTCAGCGCGTGCTGATGGAGATCAGCCAGCGCACAGGAACATCCCTCGAGGCAAACAGCAACCTTTACAGCCGAATTGCTCAGTCCCTGCGTGATGCCGGTTATGCCTCCGCAGACGTCGCAAAAGTTACGGAAACCGTAGCAACCTCGCTGAAGCTGTCTGGCGCCAGTACCGAAGAGGCAAGCTCTGTTATCACCCAGCTTAGCCAGGCGCTTGGCTAAGGCGTTTTGCGAGGCGAAGAATTTAACTCCATCATGGAGAACGGTGGCCGCCTGACGAAACTGCTGGCTGATGGTCTGGGTACCACTGTTGGTGGCCTGCGAAATATGGCCAACAACGGCGAGCTGACGACCAACAAGATCGTCCCGCTGCTGACAAACGTTGAGACCCTGCGTAAAGAGTTTGACACTCTTCCGGCGTCAATCAGCGGTTCTGCACAGAAGGTGCAAAATGCTTTTCTCGCCTGGGTTGGCGGGGCGAACGATGCCGTCGGCGCATCCTCCACGCTATCCGGCGTGCTGGATGGTCTGGCGAATAACATTGATGATGTGGCAAACACGGCAGGCATTCTCGTTGGCGTGGGTCTGGCTCGCTATTTTGGCAATATGGTCGGCAGCGTCGGCCAGTCAACCCGTGCAGTGCTCGCTAATACGGGCGCCGAGGTAGCGCTGGCTCAGGCTCAGGTCCGTGGCGCTCAGGTTAGTGTTGCTGCTGGACGCCAGGCGGTTTACCGCGCTCAACAGGCGCGCGCAGCGGCGACAAGTATTGAGGCTCAGATTGTTGCCGAACGTAATCTTGCCGCAGCTCAGGCATCCCTGAACACAGCGCTTGCTGGAAGGGCTTCTGCCGTTAACAACCTCACCAATACAGCCTCGGTAATGTCACGGCTGGGTAGCGGAGTGTTGGGCATTCTCGGTGGCTGGCCAGGTGTTATTATCGGTGCCGGTGCTGCGATGTATGGCCTGTATCAGCATACCCAGCAGGTACACCGTGAAGCTGTCGGCTTTGCCAACAACCTTGACGAGATCAACGCCAAACTCCAGCAGATGTCTGTGCTCGGCCTTCGGTCGACCGCCGCAGATGCGCGGACCTCTTTACAGGCACAAAAGCAGGACCTGGCCGACCTCGACTCTCAGATCGCGAAGGTGAAAGACAGCCTCAAGGCGGTTGATCAAATCCAGCAGGATTATAACCGCCATCCGACGCTGACCTTGATTAATACCTTCATGGACCAGGCCGACATCACGGCCAAAAACATTGAACTTACCGATAAGCTGAATCAGCTGGAGTATCAGCGGGAACAGGCCGCTTCAAAAGTCGAGCAAACGCAGAAGCTGGTGAACGATGCCAGCGACCTGGCAACGCAAAAGGCTATCGAACAGGCTGGCGCCGTCTCAATCCTGAAAGGTGCCTATGACCTGCTAAACCGCTCAATGTCAGCAACCGCTGGCGCCAAGCCTCCGCAGTATGCGGGGCCTGTGGTCTCACTGGCTAATGCAACGCCTCAGCAGCAAACAGCACTGGAACGTTCACGCCGCGATAATGAGCTGGCCAGCTTAAATGGATTAGAGAAACTTCATCAGCAGCACGTTTATGAAGCGGAAGATCTGAAGCTGACTGGAGCACTTTATACCCAGTACATCTACAACAAGGATCAGGCCGCCAAAAAGGATGCAGCAGCAGCCGAGGCAAAAAAAACCTCTACTGCCGCCTCAAGTGCTCAGAGTAAAGCCGAGCGCGCAGCAGCCAGCACCGCTGAGCAATATGCCCGCAAAATGGCCGATCTGAGCGTGGCTATCGATGTGCAACGCGTCAGGGCAACGGAAGGGGAAAAAGCGTCTGAGCTATACGCAGCATCGCATCAGGCAGGCACTAAATGGACCGACGAGCAGCGCAAAGCTATCCAGTCATCATCAGCAGAGCTGGCAAAATGGACGCAAAAAGCCGATGAAAACGTACGTAAGCAGCGCGAACAAGCCGATGCTCTGAAGGATTTAACTGAAGCGGCCCGAAAGTTCAGGGATGAGGCGACACTGACAACCGAAACCGCAGGCATGAGTGATCGCCAGCGCAGCCGGTTCGACGAGACGCAACAGATCGAGCGTGTTTTTGCTAAAACGGACGGCGGCACCGAGGCCATCGCACAACGCGCGGCTGCCCTCGATGACCTGGACAAGAAATACAAGGCTATAGCAGCAGCTGAAGCGGACTGGATGGCCGGAGTATCGCGCGGCTATGCCAACTGGTTCGATGAAATCAGCAATGTTTCTGGCACGGTTTCTGATGGAGTGAAAACCACACTCGACAGCGCGTTTAGTAATGTCACCTCAATGCTGGAAGGCAATAAGGTCAGCTGGAAATCCTGGGGTATCTCTGCTTTACAGATTATCGAAAAAGTCGCTCTGCAAATGGCAGTGGTCAGCGCGATGGGGGGTGGGTCTTCCGGTTCTGGCATTTTTGGCTCACTCATCGGCAGCGTAGGCAGCTTCTTCGGGGGCGGTGCGGGAGCATCAGCCAGCACCGGTACTGCGGTTTCCAGTTACGGTTCGAGTTTTCAGTTTAACGCTAAAGGCGGCGTTTATGACTCTCCATCTCTGAGCGCTTTCAGTAATGGGATCGTCAGAAACCCCACCATGTTCGCTTTCGCGAAAGGCGGGGCCGGAATCATGGGCGAGGCTGGGCCGGAGGCAATCATGCCGCTGACCCGCGCACCGGATGGTTCACTCGGTGTTCGTGCGGTCGGCGCTGGTGGTGGTCAGTCTGTATCTTCGGCGCCACAGGTTTATATCACCATCGATGGCAACGGAAATACCTCCACGCAGACTTCACCCGGCCTTGAGCAATTTGGTGCTGATGTCGGTAAATATGTTGATCAGCGATATAAGCAGAACATCATGCGAGATATTCGCCCTGGCGGTGACATCTGGAACGCAATGAAAGGAACCCGATAAAAATGGCTATCGAAACTTTCACCTGGTGCCCACGAATTAACGCTGAGGCAGATATAAATTTCCGCGTCAGGAAAGCACAGTTTGGTGATGGATATGAGCAGGTTTCAGGGGATGGATTGAATACCAGAACCCAGCAGTGGACGCTCAACTTTACTGGCAACGAAACCTACATTTCCGCCATTAAATCTTTTCTCGACAGGCATGAAGGGACGAAAGCCTTTCAGTGGAAGCCACCGCTCGAACCTTTGGGTTTGTATCGTTGCGAAACATATAAACCCACCGGGCTCGGCGCAGGGAAATTTAATCTTGAAGCAACATTCATCCAGGCATTTAAACCATGAGCTTAAACGCAGACTATCAGAAACTGGAATCAGGAAACGACGTTCGTCTGATTGAGGTGGACGGTTCTACTTTTGGACTGGCGGACGTTCTCCGGTTTCACAATTACAACATTCCCCACACCGAAGCAGAAATAGTCGCCGCTGGCGGGGATGGGGCCAAGCTCCCCGCGAAACCAATCTGGTGGCAGGGTAATGAATATTCCGCCTGGCCGTATCAGCTGGAAGGGCTGGAGAAATCGACCAGTGGCAGCAATGCGACGCCATCACTGACGGTCGCGAACATCGAAAGCTCTATTTCTGCTCTGTGTCTTGCGTATGACGATTTGCTACAGGCTAAGGTCACTATTCACGACACAAAGGCGAAATATCTCGATGCGAAAAACTTCGCAGGCGATAACCCTACAGCAGATCCGACACAGGAGAAACTTCAGGTCTGGTATATCGACGGGAAAACGACCGAGCTTGCTGGCGAAACCATCGAGTTTGTACTGTCCAGCCCTATGGATCTTCAGGGACAAATGATCCCCACGCGGCAGCTTCATTCCCTGTGCACATGGTGCATTCGTAATAAGTACCGCACCGGCGACGGCTGCGACTATGCCGGTACGCGCTATTTCGACAAAAACAACAACCCGGTAAGCGATCCGTCACTGGATGAATGCAACGGCACGCTGACGGCCTGCAAACTTCGGTTCGGTGAAAGCAACGAACTCTCGTTTGGTGGGTTCCCGGGTACGTCGCTGATCAGGAGTTGATATGCGTCAGAAAACCATTGATGCGATTATGGCGCATGCCGCCGCTGAATATCCTCGTGAGTGCTGTGGTGTGGTGGCGCAGAAAAGCCGCGTTGAACGTTATTTTCCTTGCCGGAATCTTGCCGCGGCGCCGGAGGACAATTTTGTCCTTTGCCCCGAAGATTACGCATCTGCTGAGGACTGGGGTACGGTGATCGCCATCGTTCACAGCCACCCTGACGCCACTACGCAGCCGAGCGAACTGGATAAAGCGCAATGCGACGCAACGCTTTTACCCTGGCATATCGTGAGCTGGCCGGAGGGGGATTTACGCACCATCCAGCCGCGCGGAGAGCTGCCGTTGCTGGAGCGTCCTTTTGTGCTTGGTCACTTCGACTGCTGGGGGCTGGTAATGAGCTATTTTCGGCAAACGCATGGTATCGAACTCCACGATTACCGGGTTGATTATCCCTGGTGGGAAAAAGGCTATCCGGACAACTTCTATCAGGATTGCTGGTACGAGTGCGGATTCCGTGAATTCGACGGGCCGCCGAAACCTGGCGATATGGTGATCATGCAGGTGCAGGCTGATAAGTGGAACCACGCGGGTATACTGCTGGAGGGCAATATGCTGCTGCACCACCTGTACGGACATCTGAGCCAGCGCGTGCCGTATGGCGGCTACTGGCAGGAAAGGACGATGAAGGTTCTACGATATAAGGACCTGTGCTAACCTTCCGTTTGATTTTTGAAGGGAGGGATTATGAAAAAGTTATTATGTCTGTTTATTACTACGTTTTTATTATCTGCCTGTCATGATTTGCCTGATGCTCCATTTGGATTCGAATGGGGGCAATCAGTTAAAGATACATTGGCACAAAATATAGAAGGTTTAAAGGTGGAAGGTGACGAAAAGAAAGTTGTTTTTGCAGCTTCCGACTCCGCGCCTATTCCTTCATCCTATGCAGGTCGCTATAACTTAATGTTTATCGCTGGTATAGGCCTAACTCACATAACATTTTCAGTTAACGTCGATAAAAATTCAACATCATTCATTGAGGGCGCTAAGGTATATAAAGATATTAGTAATATTCTCGATCGAAAATATGGCGCTCCAGTTCTTGTAAAGGAAAGCGTTAGCGATGAAAAACACGGCTTTTATAACTGCCTGAAAAATACCACTTGTGGAGAATGGCATCGTGATTATGATTTTAATGGTATGAAAGTCACGCTGTCTGCTCGCCCTGTGCCATACAATGCAGATGCTGGTGATCCAAATGGTATTATAAGCGTCAAATATGAATATTATACTGACGCGATGAAAAGAGCCGACGCTAAAAAATTTGGCGCAGATAATTACTCCAATGGGTTTTAAATCTTAACAGCCGAAGATAATTTTAGGAGATGGCATGCAAGAGGTAATGACGCGAATTGAGCTAAGTGGTGAGCCGGGTAAGATTTTTGGAAAGATCCACCACCGCCTTATCAATAAAGTATCTGAAGCTGGAACGGCCCTCGCTAAAACTATCCCCGGATTTGAAAGCTATATGATTAGCAGTAAAAGTCGCGGGCTAACATTTGCCATCTTCAAAGGTAAAAAGAATATTGGAGTAGACGACCTTGGTTTTCCAGTTACTGGAGAGGTCATCAGAATCGTTCCAGTAATAATTGGAAGTAAAAAGGATGGTTTGCTACAGACTATTCTTGGCGCAGTAATTATTGCGGCATCTGCTATTGGCAGTTATTTTGCGCCGGGAAACCCGATTTCTGCGTTTGGATACAAATTCGGTGCAGCCATGATGTTGGGTGGAGTAGTCCAAATGCTTTCTCCTCAGCCTACAGGTTTAGCCAGTAAACAAAGCGCAGATAACCGAGCATCGTACGCATTCGGTGGGGTGACAAACACGGCCGCGCAGGGGTACCCGGTTCCGCTCCTTTACGGCCGTCGGCGAATCGGCGGGGCAATTATATCTGCCGGGATTTATGTCGAAGATCAGCAGTAGATGATAAACCTTTTTACAAGCCACCTTCGGGTGGCTTTTTTTATGGGCGCGATATGGCGAATAAAATTACCGGACGAAAAGGGGGGAGCTCCAGTTCCCGAACTCCTACCGAACAGCCTGATGATCTGCAATCTGTAGCGAAGGCAAAGATCCTCGTTGCGCTTGGGGAAGGGGAGTTTGCTGGACAGCTCACCGGGAAGGATATCTACCTGGACGGAACGGCGCTGGAGAACGCCGACGGCTCCCAAAACTTCAGCGGCGTTACGTGGGAATTTCGCTCGGGTACTCAGGCCCAGAAGTACATTCAGGGCATTCCCGGTACCGAAAACGAAATCAGCGTGGGAACCGAGGTAACGAGCGCTACAGCGTGGACACGAACCTTCACCAATACACAGCTTTCGGCGGTTCGTTTGCGTCTGCAATGGCCCTCCCTTTTCAAACAGGAAGACGACGGCGATCTGGTCGGATACTCGGTTAATTACGCGATTGACTTGCAGACTGACGGCGGGACATGGCAGACAGTCCTCAATACCAGCGTGACCGGGAAAACGACCTCAGGTTACGAGCGTAGCCACCGTATTGATTTACCTCAGGCAGGCAGCACCTGGACCATCAGACTGCGCAAAATTACCGCTGACGCCAACAGCGCGAAGATCGGCGACACGATGACGCTACAGAGCTTCACTGAGGTGATTGATGCGAAATTGCGATATCCGAACACTGCGCTGCTATACATCGAATTCGATTCCAGCCAGTTTAATGGCTCTATCCCTCAGATCTCCTGTGAGCCACGTGGCCGCGTTATTCGGGTTCCTGATACTTACGACCCAGAAACCCGCTCTTACAGCGGGACATGGACCGGGGCGTTTAAGTGGGCATGGACGGATAACCCTGCGTGGATTTTTTACGATCTGGTTGTTTCTGACCGGTTCGGCCTCGGTCACCGTTTGACTGCCGCTAACATCGATAAGTGGACGCTTTATCAGGTCGCCCAGTATTGCGATCAGATGGTACCGGACGGTAAGGGTGGCGATGGAACAGAACCACGCTATACCTGCAACGTGTACATCCAGGACCGAAACGACGCTTATACAGTCCTGCGTGATTTTGCGGCCATATTCCGTGGCATGACGTACTGGGGTGGCGATCAAATCGTTGCTCTGGCCGATATGCCCCGTGATGTGGATTACAGCTATACGCGCGCTAACGTTGTTGGCGGTCGCTTCACCTATTCAAGCAGCACCACGAAAACCCGCTACACTACAGCGCTGGTTTCATGGTCCGATCCCGGTAACGCCTACGCTGACGCGATGGAACCCGTATTCGAGCAGGCGCTGGTGGCGCGGTACGGCTTCAATCAGCTGGAAATGACAGCCATCGGCTGTACCAGACAGTCAGAAGCTAACCGAAAGGGGCGCTGGGGTATTCTCACCAACAACAAGGATCGAGTTGTTTCGTTCGATGTCGGGCTGGACGGAAACATACCGCAGCCTGGCTATATCATCGCTGTGGCAGACGAGCTGCTTTCCGGAAAGGTTATGGGCGGCCGCATCAGCGCCGTTAACGATCGCGTTATCAAACTTGACCGTGTAGCTGATGCAGCAGCAGGTGATCGTCTTATCCTCAACCTTCCCTCCGGAGCGTCACAGAGCAGGACCATTCAGGCGGTTAACGGTGAATCGGTCACAGTCACCACCGCGTACAGTGAGACGCCTCAGGCCGAAGCTGTCTGGGTGGTTGAGTCAACCGAACTGTACGCACAGCAGTACCGTGTTGTTAGCGTCACTGATAACGATGATGGCACTTTCACCATTACCGGTGCATGGCACGATCCGGATAAATATGCCCGAATCGATACCGGAGCCATCATTGACCAGCGGCCGGTGAGCGTGATCCCACCGGGAAATCAGTCACCGCCAGAAAACATAGTAATCAGTTCGTTTTCGGTGGTGCAGCAGAATATCAGCGTCGAAACCATGCGCGTGAGCTGGGACCAGGCGCAGAATGCTATCGCCTATGAAGCGCAATGGCGCCGCAACGACGGGAACTGGGTTAACGTGCCGCGCAGCTCCACAACGTCATTCGACGTACCGGGGATATATGCCGGGCGCTACCTGGTGCGCGTGCGCGCAATCAATGCCGCAGAAATCTCGTCCGGATGGGGCTATTCAGAAGAGAAAACGCTGACGGGGAAAGTGGGCAATCCGCCGAAACCGGTCGGCTTCATCGCTTCTGATAATGTGGTTTTCGGTATCGAGCTGAGCTGGGGATTCCCGGCGAACACCGACGACACGCTGAAGACGGAAATTCAGTACAGCCTGACCGGGACGGAAGACGATGCGATGCTGCTGGCAGACGTACCCTATCCGCAGCGCAAGTATCAGCAGATGGGCCTAAAGGCTGGGCAAATTTTCTGGTACCGCGCGCAGCTGGTGGACCGCAGCGGAAACGAATCAGGGTATACAGACTTTTTGCGCGGGCAGGCCAGCATCGATGTATCCGATATCACCGATGCAATCTTGGAGGACATGAAAGGCTCCGATACGTTCAAAGACCTGATCGAGAGCGCGGTGGAGAGCAGTGAAAAGTTCGCAGAACTGGCTGATGCAATCAAAGAGAATGCAAATGGTCTTGCAGCGGCGGTTGGATCGAATAAGCAGACAGCAGAAGCAATCATCGGGAACGCGCTGGCTATTGCCGATGTTGTCGTGCGCCAGACAGCCCAACAGGGCGCTAACTCTGCGACTTTCGAACAGCTCCGGGAGGTGATCGCTACTGAGACGGAGGCACGCGTAACGGATGTTACCCGTCTTGAGGCAAAAACAGCGCAGAACGAAGCGGGAATTACCGAGGTAAGGCAGGCTCTGTCAGATGAAGCTCAGGCAAGGGCTACTGCTGTTGATCAGCTCACTGCGAGTACTCAGGTCATTTCTGATAAAGCTGATTCGGCTTCGAGTAAAGCTGACGCTGCCTCAGGTAAGGCAGATGCAGCTGAACAAGCCAGCTCACAAAACACTGCTGATATCACCACGTTGCGACAGGTTGTCACCGACACGACTTCATCAATGGCATCCCGCCTGGAGGAGCTGGGAGCAAGAACCGATACTGCCAGCGGCGGCATCCAGAATAACGCTATCGCGCTAATAACGAGTACGCTGGCGCAGGTTGATCAGCGGGTGAGACTCAGCGCGCAGTACGGTGACAGCAAGGCCGGCATCGATCGTATTGATAACGTCATGGCAAGCGACAGGGAGGCAACAGCACGTTCGCTGCTGAGCTTGCAGGCTGACGTGAACGGCAATAAAGCATCCATCAACAGCCTGAACCAGACGTTCTCCGATTACCAGCAGGCCACAGCCACGCAGATAAACGGCATCACGGCGACCATCAACGGGCACACTTCAGCGATCACTACCAACGCGCAGGCCATTGCGAACGTCAACGGCGACCTGAAGGCGATGTACAGCATCAAGGTCGGGTTATCCAGCAATGGTCAGTATTATGCGGCAGGGATGGGGATCGGTGTAGAGAATACGCCGTCCGGCATGCAGTCGCAGGTCATCTTCCTGGCTGACCGCTTCGCCGTCACTCACCAGGCCGGAGCCACGGTGACCTTACCGTTCGTTATCCAGAACGGGCAGGTAATTATCAGGGATACGGTAATAGGTGATGCCACTATCACCCGAGCGAAACTGGCTGAAACAATCAGCTCGGTTAATTACGTTCAGAACCAGGCTGGCCTGTCCATCAACTTTAGAACGGGGACGATCGAAAGCTACGGTTCGACGGCTGGTGAAGGAGCCATGAAGCAAACAAACGAAACTATCAGCGTTCGGGACTCAAACCGGGTGCTGAGGGTACAGATCGGGAGAATCACGGGCACATGGTAACGGGAGGCCTCTTACGGGGCCTCTTTTTTTTCAGGAGGACTGGATGGCGGAATATGGTGTTCAGACATGGGACGCCTCAGGCAATGTTAATAATTATGGCGTTAAGCCTGTCAGCGTTTGTGGCTATCTCCAGTTGGCCCAGAACCAGAAAACAGGCTCTTACACCGTAGCGCTTCCACCTGGTTGCAGGCTGACCTATTTTCAGAGCATGAACGGCGATCAGTTTGGTACGAGTCGGAGGAAGATCACCATTTCGGGGGGAACAGCAACAGTGTCAGCAGTAGGCGATACCGACTACTCAGCAGGGACTGAGCCTGCGGCAGCGGCTTATCTCATTTTCCAGATCGAGAGGGCATAAATGGCGGAGTATGGCGTTTTACTGACGACCACGAGCGGGGAAGTATGGGTGACCGCGAACAGCTCGCCAATCGCTCTACAGGCGCGAAAGACAGCGGCACTTCAGGGAACAACGGGTTTCAATACCAAAGTGACGCACACTTTCCCCGCAGGTCAGCCCGTTGTCGCGTTCGTTCATTGTACTGTTGAGGTCGAAATCACCCAGACGATAAGCGGGAACACCATCACGATTGATTTTCTCAGACCGAACGCAACCGGCACAGCGTACGTTTATTTTTTCTCTATTTTCCCGCAGACAAAACCAGACTACGGGCTGGCTGTGTGGGATGCATCAGGGACGCTGATTTTAACAAACGAAACGCGCACACTGAGCGATGTTGTCACCCTCGGTACCGCCGGGGTGGATGCCAGCTCAGGATACAACATCAATACAACTCTGGCGGGGAAGTGGGCCTGTATGCCTGCCATGCTGGGGCTAATTACCGGGGTTATATCGGCTGGCGGTCAGCCGCAGCCTTACTCGGCCATATACAAGAGCATGGCAAAACTTGAGGGAAGCAATACGCGGATATTCGCCAGGCCGCAGACAACCCCCGGCGGCAACCTTCAGAACGTTACGTATTCGAATCTGAGGAACGTGATTATGGCCATCAACTGCGCCAACTATGATTGATCGTTTTGAACGATCAATTTCGAATAATTGATCTACCAAATCAATTATATCCCATTGATTCATATTGTTATTGTGTAGCTTCATGAATGCCCTGGGATATAACCACTATGAAAAATATGATTCTTTGCCTGGCGGTAGCGGTATTGCTCTCCGGTTGCGCTGGCGTTATTGAGAAGCAGCGGCCCGTATGCACCGGAACAGCCCTGGTCGGCGGACAGGAAAGCAGCGTCCAGATCTACGGAGTCCGTAAACAAAACAATCAGACGCAGTACCGCGCCGGTTATCCCTTTAACTGGTCATGGGTGAGCGCCAACACGTTCACCAGCACCACCTGCCACTAACCCGTTCAGTTTTGAACAAACCTCGCTCCGGCGAGGTTTTTTATTGCCTGGAGAAAACATGATTTATACCACTGGCACTATCGCCATCAGCGGAAACACCCTTACAGGTACCGGCACAAACTTCACTGCTGCTGGTTCTCTTATTCGTAACGGCTGTACCGTTATTGCAATGACCAGCCCTGTGCAGGTATTTCAGATTACCACCATCGGCAGCGCAACAAGTCTCACCGTAACGCCAGCAGCTAACCCAACTGTTCCCGCCGGAACCCGATTTGCCATTCTTCTGAGTGACAGTCTGAGCGTGGATGGTCTGGCGCAGGATATCGCTGAAACCTTCACGATGTACCAGCGCTACATGAGCGGGTTCGCTGATGTAATGAACGGGACATCTGATGTCACCATCACTATCAACGGCACTGTCGTTACCGTGCCGGGTCAAAAATCTCTGGCGAAGAAAGGGGATAACAGCGACATTACCAGCCTTTCTGGGCTGAAAACAGCTCTCAGCATTGAGCAGGGAGGGACCGGGGCAAAGAATGCCGCTGACGCTCGCACAAAACTCGGTTTAGGAAACAGCGCTACACGAGACGTTGATAGCCAGTTTTCCCCAGGTTCCGCGTATCTAAACGGAGCTGCTGTCATGGCGCAATGCCATCGCGATTATCGCAATATCGGCCCTTACGACGCTATATCACAGTACCCGCTCGGTATGTCTTTTGGCATACAGCTTGGAGGAAGTGGCTGGGGTGGCGGTAGCGGGGCAGACACCTACACGGGTATGTTGACGCTACGTGGGTGGCATGATTTTTCTGCTGGTGGCTATGTGTCGTGGCAGCTTGCCTCAACCTCTCAGGGACTGAAGTACCGTCAGGGCAACGGTACAATTCAGGGCAATGCTAACGTAGGGTTCTCCACGACGCACACCATTTATTCGACGCAGAACACCACGAAAGCCAGTGACGGAACGCTCAAGGCTGCATCTCCGATCGCCAGAATCGTAAAATCTCAGGAAGAGAACCAGCGTACCGATGTTGACGAAGTAGGCTTCACCTGGTGCGGCTGCGGTACGGCGAACGCCGAGGCTGAAGGGATCAAAATCTCGCGGCTGGATGTTGGGGTGTATGTTCTTATCGGCTCCCCCGGGCCCGCCTCAGAAGGCTGGCCATT